TGGCCACTCAGTGAGCGTTGAGCGGAACTCCGTGCAGAGATCGCCCATGAGGAGACTGTTGATTTCGGCCACGCCTGTTGCCCCACTAGGGTTGCCGTCCGCGATCGTGCGAACCAGTGACTTCGGCACGACCACCTTGCGGTAAGTGTGCGCAGCCTCTTTGAACGCAGCGACGGCGGGCGACACCTTGGCAAGTTCTCTGGTGTAGGCGGCCACGCCCGGGCGCAGGGTTTCTCTCCGAATGGACATGTCGAAGGAGCTCACATCCAGAGCGAATATGTGGATCACCCCTGCAGCGCTGTCGTATATGCAGATGAACGAGTCGTCACCGCACACACACCAGCCCCACGTATCCTGCTCCATCTGCTTGTCGAGTGCATGAATGAGGCGGCCAGCACCACCATGCGCCAGGCTGATGCCCAGAGCGCTGTGCAAGTTGGGGTCGTCGAGGATGCTGCGCGAGGCACGCTTCAGAGCCTGGGTGGCTGTCCCCTCAACGAGGTTGAGCCACCTAGGCCTGCAGACGTATGCCCGCAGCTTCTTCTCATCGATCTTGACTGTGGATACAGTCTCGCTCTTCGCCTTGAGAATGTCCGCAAACATGTGCGGGCGATCCTCGAGGCCCTGCAGATAGTGACGCCTCACTGCAGGAACCCCCCCTTGCGCAAACGCCTTGTTGATTGAGTCCAGCTCCGTCATCGCCAGCCCGACGCAGATCTCCATGTCACCTGGATCATCCGAGCTACCCAAAGTTGGGAGCCCGTTGCTCGAGTGACTGGCGTACCGCACCTCGCCGTCAATGTTGAACTGCCTGCGCAGCTCAATGGGCACGTTGCTGAACCTCATGCCTAGCGCATCCATCATTGCCTCCATCTTCTTCTCCACCGGAACGTGCTTGGGCACATCATCTCTCCTCGGGAAGTACGCACGCAGCCTGCCAATCGTCATTCCCGCGCCGGGGTCTGCGATGCGAACTGCGTGCGACACTACATCGAGAATTTCCTCTTTCCCAGTATCCCCCCAGCTCTCGATGGGCAACTCCGCGCAGAATCGCTGGACGCTCTCGACTCCGTGAGCTGAGCGTTTCTTGACCAGGCCAGGCGCCTGAGACGTGTAAAAGACTGCCTTCTTCCCCGGGTAGAGACGCTGGCCCTCCTTCGAGAGGAGCGAAGTATCCAGTTCAAAAGTAGCTGCGCGTCCCATGCGTAGTCCCTCCACTGCGCGCTTCGACCCGTCGATAGTCGACATGGTTGCCAGCGAAGCGCGGACCTCGGGGGGGATCTGGTAGTCGTACACCAGCGGAAGCTCAGCCAGCGCCGCTTGACGCCGGGTGAAAGAAAGCGGACACGGTTGCGTTGGGTCTGACATCTGTAGCTTGGGTGTATGGTTGTAGAGACTGATGATGGTAAACTTTCCTGGCTCTC